CCAGACGGAACAAAAGAGTTTGGTAAAACGATTATGAATAATCCAGAGAAATACTTTACTGAGGATGTCATGGCAATACTAGATGAAGCTGCAAAGAAGGAGTTTATGTATGGACTATCAACCGATAATGAATGAAGTACAAATCGTAGAGGATGCTGTGTCTCCGATGTTTCTGGAGTATGTGCGGTATCAAGTGCAAGAGTCAGAGAACTGGAGTTGGCAGTATCCGAAGGGAGCACACTTTAGTAAACGTCATCCTAAACTTACAATGATTGATGGAACGTCACAATCACCAGAGGTTGAACGTCTTGCTGGTATTGCAATGTCTCTGTTTCTGAACATCTATGAAAAAGGATTGCAAGGTAAAGTCTATCCAGAACTACTATGGGCTGGTGCATCTATCAAAGATAAACATAGAGAAGATAATACGCACACAGATCACATGGACGATGTACCAAAGAATATGAAAGTTCTAAAAGTTCTTGGTGTGTTGAACTCTGATTGGAAACAAGAGTGGGGCGGTGGATTTACTTGGAATGGTAAAACCTATTATGCAAAGCCTGGTTCATTTTATTTCTTTGATCCAAGAGTTCCGCATAGAGCAGATGATATTCTGTGTGACGAAAAACGAATTGCGATTGATTATACAGTAAGAGCAATGTAATGAACTATATCCAATATTATGATGATATTATGAAAAAGGATTTGTGTGAGGAACTTATAGATAAGTTTGAAAACTCACCAGAACACTATGATGTTAGATCTAATAAAACTATGGACTTTACACAAATTAATCTCGTTCAAAATAAGGATTGGAATAAGTATGTAAATCCACTTAGTAAAATATTTTCATCTTGCATAGAGAGGTACAAAAGTGATTGTAATGTTGTGGGAAATATGTGGCCAAAAAAATATGGGTTTGAAGAGTTTCGTTTAAAAAGATATCTTCCTAATGGAGTAGATGAATTTAGAAATCATGTAGATGTAACTAGGTATGCAACAGCAAGAAGGTTTTTAGTTTTCTTTCTTTATCTTGATGACAATGAAATGGGACATACAACATTTCCTCAAATGGATATATCTGTTCAACCAAAGGTTGGAAGAATGTTGATGTTTCCACCAATGTGGACACATCTTCATGCTGGAACAAAACCAATTAAAAAACCAAAATATATTATAGGAAGTTATTTACATTATGTCTAAACCAAACTATTATGATTTCAATGTGAGGTTTCCAATATACGAAACCAATATACTAAACCTTACTAATGCACGACATGAAGATGCAGACTTTACTCTGCATGAGAATCTTGAACGAATGATTCTTGAAACTGGTGATGAGATGCAGAAGTCTACTAATGTCAAAGCAGATATGACAAACTGGACTATGCACAAAACTCATACTGGTTTTAAACAACTTGCAGATATGGTGATTAGTATTGCTGGTCAACTTACAAAGAACAAACCACCGCTCTACACATCAGAGTGTTGGGGTGCTGTCTATGGTGAGGGTGAAGAAACAAAAGAACACAATCACTGGCCTTATCTGTGGAGTTGGTGTTACTATGTAAAAGCACCAGAGGGTTCAAGTCCTCTTGTCTTTCCAGAAACCAAACCAGTTATTTGTTTTGAACCAGAGGAAGGTGATCTGATTATCTTCTCATCTCTCGCACGACACAGTGTACCACCTTGCACTTGCAAGGAGAAACGAATTATGATTGCTGGAAATATTGGTGTCAAACAAATATGAGTGGTGCGACATACTACAAGTTTAATATGGAACTACCTATGTTGTGGGTAAATCTAAAAGAGTTTGACAATGATAAACTTGCAGACATTATCATTTCAAAAGGTGATGTGCAAAACAAGGAAACAAATGTCAAAGCAAACATGACAGGTTGGAGACTTGACTTAGAACACGAAGAGGTGAATACTCTTGCAAACAAAGCAATAGAACTTGCAAGTGACATACGAAAGTCTTATAGTCAGATTGATTATTACACTCGTTCTTGTTGGGGTGCATCTTATACCAAAGGTCAATACACAGATGAACACGCACACTGGCCTTGTCTTTACAGTTGGTGTTATTATGTCAAAGCACCAAAGGGAAGTTCTCCACTTGTTTTTACTGAGGGGAACATAGAGTTTGAACCGACAGAAGGAGACTTGATTATTTTTTCCTCACTGGTAAATCATAAAGTTCCAAAGTGTGAATGTGAAGAACCTAGAGTTATGATTGCTGGTAATATTAGTGTGAGATAGATATGAGTGAAGATGATGATATGAAAGCCTATGGTTATGAGGGTGAGATAATAGCAGTCCTCATACCAAAAGAAAAACAAGAATTAAAAAAACCAAGAAGGTTTAAGGTTATTATTATAAATGATGACTACACACCTATGGAGTTTGTGGTCGGCATACTTATGACATATTTTAATAAAACAGTAGATGAGGCAGATGCTGTAACTTTGGAGATACACAAAAATGGTAAAGGTATTGCCGGTATCTACCCTCTTGAAATCGCAGAAACAAAACTTAGACAGGCAATGAAACTCGCAAGAAAAGAGGAACATCCCCTATCAATCAAACTGGAATCAGAATAATCTGCCCGTAGCTCAGTTGGATTAGAGCAACGGTCTTCTAAACCGTAGGTCGCAGGTTCGACTCCTGCCGGGCAGGCCAAAAACTTTACTTGTATAAATAAAATTTCCAACCAAGTAAAGGAGATGTCTATTGATCAAATATAGAATTTGCCGTAAGCAAGTTCTTCATAAAGATTTGAACGAGAAAGACGCACTAGAAAAAATGCATCAATTAAAAAAAGATGCTTTACAATATTCAGAAGAACTAGTTTACGAGTTAGAAGAATACTGGGTTACAAAAAAGAAAAAACTCCAGTGGGTTAAAGATAAAAAACATCCAAACCTATCCTATCAAAAACTTAAATAACTCTTTATAAATAACTCTATAAGGAGTTATTGATGCAAGAAGTTTATAAGCACTTCATGGGTGAAGATGGTTTTGTTTGGTTCACTGGGGTTGTTGAAGATAGAAATGATCCATCTTCACTAGGTCGTGTTCGTGTTCGTTGTGTGGGATTTCACACAGATGATCTAAATGACATACCCACGGCAGACTTACCTTGGGCTCATGTCATGCACCCAGTTACAGATCCATCCATGCAAGGGTTAGGACACACACCATCTTTTCTCGTAGAGGGGAGTTGGGTGTTTGGTTTTTTCCTAGACGCAAAAGAAAAACAACAACCCATGATCATGGGCAGTCTGCCTGGCATCCCAAAAGGAAAACCAAACTATGGATATGGATTTAATGATCCACGAAGTCCTTTTAGTAAACAACCAGCATATGCTGGAACTCCAACCTATGGCCCATATCCAGTAGATGACATTGATTACGATATGCCATCTGGCCATGGTCTAGGTGAACCAGACACAAATAGACTTGCACAAGGTGAAAGTGCAGAGTCACATAATGCACTCATAAAACTAAGAGAGAATAGACAGACTGGTATTCAGACTGCGACACAACCAAATCTGACAGAGGTTTCGGATGAGGCAGTTGCAGAGGAACGAGGAAGTTTTGATGAACCGCATCCACGAGATATTGATTATAATAATGTAGATGGTGAGGACTATGGATTTTATCGTGCGGGCCTATATCCATATAATCATGTTTTTGAATCTGAGTCTGGTCATCTAACAGAAGTGGATGATACACCAGGCAATGAAAGAACAATGCGTTATCACACTGCTGGTTCGTATGAGGAGATAATTGCAGACGGAACAAAGACAACAAAAGTAATCGGTGATAACTTTGAAATCATAATGAAGGACTCTAATGTTTATGTTGGTGGTAATGTCAATCTAACAATCGGTGGGACTGTTCGTCATCTTATCAAGGGAGACTATCACCTAGAGGTTGAAGGGAACTACACAAAAAAGATACACAAGAATATGAGAACTAAAGTTGGTGCTGGAGAGATTGGTGGAAATGTAGAGGAAGAAATATTTGGAAACCATTCTTACAATATATCCAACAATACAAAAGGTAGACATGGAGAGGATGTTGATATTATAGTTGGGGGAAATGAGACACGACAAATAAACGGAACTCTTGATATCTCTGTTCGCAGTAATATCTTTGCAACATCACTAGAGGGTAATTTTGACATGGCTGCAAAAACTAATATGAGTTTGCAAACACAGTCTGGAATCTTCTCTGCAAAATCTGGAACAACTCTAAATATTAAATCGGTAGAAACTATGACTGTTAAATCAGAAGCAGACATTGATATGGATTCAACAACTGAAACAGACATCACTGCTGGAACTCTGATGGACTTAAATGCTGGAACTGAGATTGACGCAGATGCACCAACGATTAATTTGAACTAAAATGAACGGAACATTTATCATAAGAGAAAAAAACGAACTTGTAACATACACGAAGTATGAAGATATACCTATGGAGTTTGACCATGTTATAAAGTTTGATCCAGATTGGCCTGAAGGCCCACACACAGATGAGGAACATGAATACATGGATACTTTTAATGATAAGTTACAAGACTTAATGAAAAGAGAGAGAACATATGCCGGCAGTAACTAGAATTGGAGATGCAGATGTAACACATTGTTCTGGTATGACAAGAGCTGCTGGTTCTTCAGATGTTTTTGTAAATAGTATTGGAGTGAGTAGACAAGGTGATAATAATACTGGACATTTATTACCACCAAATATACCACCTTGTGCATCACACTCAGCACCAATTGCAAGTGGTTCTTCTACAGTATTTGTAAATGGTAAAGGTTGTGGTAGAGTTGGTGATTCAATTACTGGTTGTACATCTGTTGCAGCTGGTTCTTCAGATGTTTTTGCTGGGCCATAGGGAGAAATAGATGGCAAATCCAAACATACCAAATCTTTGCGGTGCAAATCCAAACCTAAATGAATCTTTGAGTAAGATAGAGGAACTCAAGGATAAACTGTTATCTAATATAGATGTTGATGCGTCTACTCTCAAGTCAGAACTTGAAGAGGGATTAGATGAATTAACATCTGCATTTGATAAACTAGAGGCAAAGTTACCAGAGGCACCAGCAGTAAATTTTCAGGCAGAGGTAACATCTCTAATCAATGATATAAACAAAACCACTGCTGCAGGCATTGGTGCTTTTAATACTAAACTTGCAAGTTTAAAATTAGACTTTGGTAATACTCTTGAGGAAAAGGGAATAGACTTTGATAGTCTTATCGCATCAGCAGAGACAAAACTTGCTGGTGGTGGTAATGTTTGTGATCTTGTAAGTAACTTAGAAATACCTGCTGGTAATAGTGGAACTGGCATAACAACAGAGACAAAAGAAGAAAGAGGCACTGGCACATCAATCACACTTACTGATACACCAAAAAGTATTGTAAGTGTTTTTGGTAAAAGATCTGGAGAAGGTTTTTTTGGTAGTGCTAATTATAAACAATCTGGTAGAACGATTACTACAACTGAAAGTTTTGAAATCATAAGAGTCAGGTATGTCATTGACCTCATAAAAGAAAAACCGATTGCAGTTAAACAAGCAGATAAGGATGGAGAGAAAGAAGAGTTATCTATTGTATCAAAAAATCTAAAGTCTGTTGAAAAAAATGCAGAAGCAAAAGTTCAGGCTTTATCAAAACAAATAAATGACAGAACCGCAGCTGGTGTCTCAACTGATGATGTTCAAAAACAATTTGATACCCTTATCGCAACTTTGGAATCTGAAGAGTTCAAGACACAAATGAACAATGATTTTGCCGCAGCAAAATCAGAGTATAATAAGATTGCTCAAGACCCATTGAAATATAAAACCATAACTGTTCCACAAGGAAATACAAGTTCTGTGAGTTCCACATCTGATGAAGCAGCTGTTGCACAAGAAGAAAAGAAAGTTAGAAAAGTGAGGGCTACAACAACAGAGGATAGAAATACTGTTACTCAAGAACAAACAACAATTACAACAAGTGGTGGTGAGGAAGTAACTATCACTGCACCTAAAACAGAAAAGACAGTCATATCAGAGAATGGTTTTACTAGTAGAAAAAATTATGTGTCTGAAAGCTTTATTAACTTTATAGATATTGAAGAATTAACAAAAATTAGAAAAATTTTTGGAACTAGTAAGTATCAAATTGTTGATCGTATTTCTTCTGGTATTGAACTTAAACAAACACCACTTACTATTGAGAGTGTTGCTGGAAGAAGTTATTTTCCCAATAGAGCCTCATTCTCATATGACGTTTTAGATGATTCAGACAAAAACAATATTACACCAGTAATACAAGATGATACAAAAAAAGTAATTTTTGTGCCAAGACCAAATCGGAAAAATAAAAATGTATCTGTTCGTGACATACAAGTATTAAAAATAACATACACAGTATTAGAAAAGATTGACCCTAATTTTAAGGGATAGTCGTTATAAATAAAATAAAACTAGGAGTCCATTTATGTCAACTTATGATGCACAACAGACAAATGAAAGTGATCGTGTTGTAAAAGAATATGTAGATTTAGACCTGTTCTTTGGAAGAAAAAGTTCTAATTCTGATATTCAAGATTTAACAAATGTTAAGTCAGTAAAAAGATCTATTAGAAATCTTATATTGACTAATCACTTTGAAAAACCTTTTCACCCAGAGATTGGTAGTGGTGTGAGGGATATGTTATTTGAGAATATGACACCAGTTACAGCTCATATACTTGCTAGAAAAGTAGAAGATGTAATACTTAATTTTGAACCAAGAGCAAGATTAGTCGGAGTGAGGGCAGAACCGATTTTAGATAGAAATACTTACGAAGTCACGATAGAATTTTATGTCGTAAATCAACCAACAGAGTTAGTAGACCTATCAGTTATGTTAGAGAGATTACGATAATGGCAACGAATGAATCAAGATTAAGAGTTACGGAGTTAGACTTTGATAACATAAAAGACAATCTTAAATTTTTTCTAAAGGGACAAGATAAGTTCAAGGACTATGACTTTGAAGGTTCTGGTATGAATATCCTACTGGACACACTTGCATATAACACACACTACATGGCCTTCAATGCAAACATGGTTGCAAATGAAATGTTCTTGGACAGTTCTAGTTTACGTTCAAGTGCAGTGTCACACGCAAAAGCATTAGGGTATGAAGTTAGGTCTGCAAGAGCACCAAAGGCAACCATCAATGTAAATTTAGTTACCACAGATCCAACAAAAACTATGAACGCAGGCACAGCATTTACTGCAACCATAGACGGACTAAATTATCAGTTTGTTACAATATCTGATGTAACTGCATCTAACAGTGGAAACTCTGTTAATTTTGGCAGTGTTGATATCTATGAAGGAACTTATGTGACTTCAAAAGTTATTGTAGATACCTCTGACGTTGACCAGACCTTTACACTAACAGATCCAAGAGCAGACACGACAACTCTTACTGTTAAGGTTCAAACATCCACCACAGATACGTCAACTATAACCTATACGAAAGCAACGGACATCACACAACTCTCTGCGTCATCCACAGTTTACTATTTACAAGAAGTTGAAAGAGGTAGGTTTGAGGTTTACTTTGGAGATGGTGTGGTGAGTAAAGCACTAGAGGATGGAAACATAGTTCAACTACAATATGTCATAACAAACAAAGGTGCGGCAAATGGTGTGTCACTCTTTTCATCACCAGCAACCATTGATGGTGTGAGTGATATCGTTGTTACAACTGTCGCAAGTGCATTTGGTGGTGCAGAACCAGAGTCGGTTGATTCAATAAAACTAAACGCACCACTAAATTATTCTGCACAAGGTCGTGCGGTTACAACTTCAGACTATGAGGTTTACGTTAAAAAACTATTTGCAAATACGCAGGCTGTTTCAGTGTGGGGTGGAGAGGATGGAAGTTTTGATCCTGCCACTGGTGTTAGTTCAACACCAGAATATGGAAAAGTTTTTATATCAGTAAAGTCTACAACTGGTGT